TCTTGCGGCGATATACTCAGCCATGGAGAGTCCGCCGAGATTATCCTTCCCGCCGGAAGCACCGTCGCCGCCGCCGGCGCCCTTGGGACCTGCGAATTTCGGTTTGCTCTCCTCGTTTTCGTCCGCGAACGCGTCCGCATCAGATTCCTTCAGTTGGCCGATCAGATCGGTCAGACCGAGGCTCTTGCCGTCCTTATGCTTCAGACCGGCGGCACGGATCTCCGCTTCCACGGACTTTCTTGCTGCGGCGGAGGTGAATCGGATTTTATTGAGCTCTTCTCTGAGGGTATCGTTAAAATCCCGCTCCTCCAGCTGCTTCTGTGCGGCCTCCTGTGCTTCCTTGACCTTGCGGTTTGCCTCTGCGATCTGTTCGTTCACCTTGGCAGGATCGATACCGTCAAAGCCTTTGAGCGCCTCTTCCGCCGTTTCAGCGCGCTTCGTTTCCGCAGCCAGGCGTTCCAGAACCTTGTTGTGCTCCGCAACGGTCTTATACTCTCCGTTGACTGCCTTCAGAAATTCTGCGTGCTTTTCCGCAGGGATCTCGAAACCAAAATCCTTGCAGATCTCAATGATGTTTTTCATGCGTATATCCTCCTGAATCGTCATTTATCAACCGCCCGTCGGCGATGTTGGATTGAGCCCGATAAACCTCGGGCGGGGTTGGCGGGGACAGCAGGATTCGAACCTGCGCATCTCGGAGTCAAAGTCCGTTGCCTTGCGCCTCTTGGCTATGTCCCTATGTGAAGCACGGCAGAGGATCCTCTGCCGTGCGGTCCGTCTTTCCGGACTGTCAGATTGAAGAACGAGGGAAGAAATTACCCGCTCCCGCGGGTGGAGCTGCTGACGGGATTCGAACCCGCCCTGTCCGCTTGGAAGGCGGATGTGCTTCCGCTACACCACAGCAGCATATAAAAAAGCAGCTGCCCACTTCGGGTAGCTGCTTTTAAGCATTAGCGTAAAGACTTCTCGTCTGAAATTGTTATGTTCATTTCGTTTCTTTTGCGTTGTGATATATGTCATCGTACGATTTTTGAGCCTCTCGCCCAAAATCGTTGTAATCCAAAAAATCAGGCGGTGCAAACCCTTTCTCGTCGATCAGATCATAGAGCTTTGATAGGATGCTATTTACGGATTCTGATGCGTAGTTTATTCCGTTTCGGTCCAAAAAAATTTTTGTATCGTTTCTTATTCCACTAATCACATCTCTCACCTCGCAGGGTTTGTTTGTATGAGTAATCTGTCTGTAACGCTGATCGTAACCTTTGCGCGCGCTCCTGTATAGCTCTCTCGGACATCCCCATTGGCCATTGTTTTTCTTTTTGGTGGTTTAATTGGGTTTGTTATCGCATCAAGCGCGTCCGGAATAAACACGCCCTGCCGCATTCCATCTTGCGCGCTTTCAGTTTGTCCAATAATCCTATCCACAAAATGCATTGCGTACCGTTCAAGAACAACTCCATTCGCCGTAGTTTTTCCGATGAATATCTCTTCAACCGCAGCCGCGGTCAGTTTGTACTGCTTGAATCCAACGAGTGGCGAAATATCGCCTTTTTCAACAGCTCTGTTATATCCAGCCAAAAGGGCAAACTCTTTTGTCTCATCATATTTCGCATCTAGGTATTTGTCAACTGTATCAAGCGTTGTATCTTCCGCACCGATGGATTTAAGCCAATTATTATGCCATGCTTGTGCAGCGTTGCTTGCCGAACTGGCTTTTGATCTATTCCATCTTGCAATATGTACGCGCGCAGCTCTTTGCTTTACTCCATATTCATCGCAAAACAGATTATATGCTTTGTTCTGCTTTTGGAGCAGTGCAGAAAGGCGCTGATATTCCCGCTCCGCTTCTGCTCTTGTGTCCTCATCGGGAGCCGCATCCATAGCTGCCTTCCAGCCCATGACGCGCCTCTTTGTGTCCCGTATCCGGCGTTCCATCACGCGTTGCCGTTGTGACAGTTCATAGGCTTTGCGGTTTTCCTCGCTGTCATACTGCTCAAAAGGATTCTCCATACCCTCGAACCACGGGGAAAAGCTGTGCCGGCAGTTGGCTCCTTTGAGTCCCGTGACGGATCCGTAGCCCGTCGATTCCACAAAATCCGGATATCCCGTTCCACTTCTGCTGAAAATCTTTCCCTGCCATTCCGCATGGCTCGGTCTGGCGCCCAAATGAGAAGACACAATGACGAGATCCCAGCCGTATTCATCCATCCTTGCCAGCTGGATCTCTCCGGACGCCTGCGCGATCCCTGTGCGGACCGCCCGCGCCGTGGCGGTCTCAATGGTGTCGCGGTGTCCGGTCGGATATTCTACATACACGCCATCAGAAACGACATCCTCCAGCGCCTCTCTCACGGCTTTAGAAGGAGAGATCGCGCCGCTGATGGCGAGATTGTACGCCTTGTCACAGGCGCGGATAAATGTCAGCTGGGAGGCCGTAGCTGTCGTCCTCGTAAAATTGATCCATTCTCCGATTGTTGCCTCATATCCGCGCTGCATGACGGCGATCATCTGCGGTGATTGCACCAGCGGGATCGGATCCAGTCCGGCTTCCCGGTATATGGCATCGTCATACTCCAGTGCACGGACGCCGGCATCTTCCATCGCCTGCGCGATCTCCGCGATCTGCTTGTCTGTGGCCTTGGCGACTTCTGCCTGGATATCTTCCAGTAAATAACCGGCCTGCTGCAAAGTATCGATCTGCCATTTGTCTTTTGCCGTCAGCAGATATTCGTCGCCGTTTCCGATACGGTTCATAACAGCTTCAACAATCCTTTGGATGAGATCGATGTGCAGCTGCTCGGCAATCTCTTCCGCGCCTTCAGGTGCCCGGAGCAGATATTCCGGCGTCAGCATTATTCCTCACCGCCAAACAACGTCGGCACCTTCGGCGCCGCTTCTGCTTCCACGGCCTTCGCTTCCTCCTCCGTGTAGCCTTCGAACTTCATGAGATAGCGCCAAAAAGGTACCTTTCCCGCCGTTACATATCCAAACCATCTGACACGGTCCTCTTCCCGGTTGTAGGTAACGTCCCCAAAGTCATAAATGACCTCGTATTTGCCAGCGGGCGCCAGTTCATACAGATCCGCAAAGACATTCATGGTGTAGATCAGACCGTCCAGACAGTCCTCCGCCTTGTCTCTGGTGTCTTTGACGAGCTGGATCGTCCTGCGGTCTTCCGCTTCCACCTGCGTAGCCGTGATCATGCCGTTTTTCGAATCGAACGCAAAATAGCCGGGAGAGAAGCCCAGCTTGTACCCGATCAGCCCCAGCTGCGTATTGAGCGCCGTTCTTCTCGCTTCGGGTTGGATCGTCGGATTGATCTCCTTGTAGAACGGCTCCATGCCGTTTCCTTCCACCGCTTTGATGTATCTCGGAAGCCCCAGACTCTTTCTGCGGTGCTCAAAATATTCCGGCGTCAGCTGCACTCTGCCGCCGTCCGGCAGCAGTCTGTCCGTATCCAGCAGCACGGTTCTTCTGCTGTCGGCATTTTCCTGCGCCATTCTGGAATAGGCCACGTCAAGATCCATCAGCTCCTGCAGCGCATCCGAAAAGATCGGAAGCGCATACGGAGAGGCCGCGTCGATGTGGTTCGCGCCCGGCGTCCTGAATACCGCAAACAGAGGCCTCGTCAGATTGTCGATCCGTGTTTCTTCTGCCAGATTCTCCCACGGTGTTCTCTCGATGCCGCAGGCTCGCTCTTCACCGTGGGAGTCCTTCACGAAGCATCGATTCGTAACAACATACTCCGAGCCGTCAAACCGATGGTGCTCAAGCTTGGTATACCGCTTCTTTCCCACCTGCTCTTCATCCGCAAACACCACACCATCGATGTTGCCACCGGTCTGATGCGTCACAGCAAAGTTCTGCGGTGTATAAAGTGCCACGTCTTCCCCGTCATACTTGAGGATTACAGTACCGTATGCACAGCCGTACTCGATCCAATGCCTCAGTCGGAAATAGACCCGCTCCACCTGTTCCTGAAGCCAGTCGGCTCTCGCAAAGCCTGCGACCTTGATCCCGATCCCAAGCGTAGTCAGACGTGCCACCTCAGAGCAGATCGTCTTTGCAAAATTGATGGTCCTCACTCCGTCTTCGTCGTCGAGCCAGTCGGGCTGGCCGGAATAAATGCGTCCGCAGAGGTCGATCATGTTATCGACTTCCGCGGACGTAATGGGCTTAATATCAAATTCCCCTGCGATCTTGCTCCCGAAGAGCATGGTGATCCACCCCTTTATCGTCGAAATAATACTCATGCGCTTGTACCTCTTCTGCGGAACACCGGTTCGTACGCATACCGGAGCGCGGCGATCGCATGATCGTTCCCGTCCGGATATCCGCTTATGACATTGCCGTCCTTGTCCCGCTCGTATTCGTAGTTTGTGATTTCGTTGAGGGCTGCCGGTGTTCTGCGCGGATCGATCACGATCGTTCGGTTCTGCAGCCACTTGAAACCGTATTCCACGGAGCCCGCTCCCTTGTCAGCGCCCTTCGCAGGAAGGCCCGCGTCCCTGTAGTCCGCAATGGATTTCGGATCCTCACTGTCGCATATGATCGCGTAATCCTGATATCCGTGCTTGCGGATCCATTCGGCTGTTTTCTCGTTGCTCCACTTGTTGACATACAGCTCGTCGATCAGATAGATCTTCTCTTGCGCCGCATTGTAATGCGTGCGGAGGAACGCGAACTGATCGGGATACCAGCCCCAGTCCACGCCCTGCCTGATGCGATCCATCCGCGCGATTTCCTCATCGGTGATCGTTCGGATTTCAACGAATTCAAATACGCTGCCACCTTCACCGATCGCCTCGCCCATGTATTCGTGCGCATATGCCTGCGGATTGACCTCCTTCAGGTGCTCCGCGTCTTCGATAAACTTCCGGCCGATCCATTCCGGAGGTGCCTCTGTGTAGCACGAACGGTGGATGACCCGTTTGTCATTGGGAACAAGTTTCTCCTTGTTGACCCATGCGCTTTTGCTTTTCGGCGGGTTGTAGCTGGAGAAGTCGTATGTAATATCGCCGCCGCGAAGGACGGACTGATTGACGGAACGCTCCTGTGCGGGACCCTTCATCTGGTCTTTTTCTTCCTTCCACAGGATCCCGATGTATCCGAATGGGGGCTTGATGGATTTCAGCTTTGTCTCGTCGTCAAGTCCTCGAAAGAAGATCGTCTGCTTTGTCGGTCGGTAGATGATCTCCAACGGCTGCACCTTGTATTCGAATTCCCCGCTCCGCCCCAGTATGTTGATCGCCCATTTCATTTGGGCGTAAACGCTGTCCTTCAGCGTGGCGCCGATCTGGCGTGTGATACAGCAGTGAATGCCCGGATTGTTCTTCAGAATCTCCACGATCTTGAGCGCAATGAACGAGGATTTCAGGCCGCCTCGGCCGCCCTCGAAGACATAGGCAATGTTCGGTTTGATTTCCCTGTTGATATCAACAAATGCTTTTCCGATCACGCGGGCAGGCAGTTCGAACGGCCGTTCCTCCTGCGCCCGATTGTCGACAGGAACGAACTTGTCGATCAGAGTACCCAGCGCCGTGGTAATCTGGGCCGGTGTTGCATCTTTCAGCTTGTTCTCATCGTTCAGGACATCCAGACCCTTTGTGAGGATCTCATTGACCACATCGCGTTTGCTTTCCATGTGATCGAGAATACTACGCGTGCGCGCGCGTTTTTTCTCGCCGCATTTTGCAACAGTTTCAGGATCTGCCGCCACAACGTTCTTCACCGTGCCGGCCGATATGCCGTGCGCTTTTGCTGCTGCGGCATAACTGCCCAGTTCCACATAGTCCTCGATGATCTGCTTCTTTTGTCTGTCCGTCAATCTCTGAGCCACAGCACCACCCCTCAAAAGCCTGAGCGGTTCGGATGATCACGCCATCCGAACCGCTTCCCGATTTTCCGATGGTACAATTCTAGCACGGTTTTACGGCGATTTAATGCCAACTTTTTCGGTCGGCCTCTCTCGGTCGAGCAGTCCGTAGTTTTTTGCCACCAGCAGAATAAAATCGCTGTGATACCGAACCGCTGTCCGATAAGAGCAGTGGATCCGGAAGGCCGCGCCCTGCAGTGTGTGGGTTTGGCTCCAGAATACGAGATCGATCATGCAGAGCCGATCCTCTCCGGTGCGCAGCCGTGCCGTCGTTTCCACTGCCCGCTTTACCGCCTCATATTCCCGCTGATCCGTATACGGCAGCTCCCGGATCGCAATGTTCTCCGTCTGTCTGCCCGCTCCGCCGCCTCGCGGCATTCCGGTCATCCTGGCAGTGATCTGTTGTTCATGCAGGCGGATATATTCCCGCTCCAGTTCCGGATAATCCCGGATCATTCTCTTCACATAGCTCCACCAGCGAAATTTCGTCTTACTCATGGATTTTACCTCCTCACATGACCGTATTGTTGTTTCCCTTTGTTTCGTCTTCCTGCAGCATGCGTTTTCCTCTCTTTGGCTTTTCCGGGATCACATACCGGACATATTGCGGGCGGCCGTACCGGTATTCCGTTCTGTGAAGGACGCGGGCACCCTTGGGCGGCTGGACTTCCTTGTCCGACGGCGCTACACGGATTGTCTCCTTCGGCTTCTTGAGATTTCGCGAGGCTGTATAGACGATCTCGTTCGGCATCGTTCGTCTGGTCTGCTCGATCAGATACTTGGCCAGATCATAGTGATCGATCTCGCTCTTCAGCTGCTTCTCGCCGGCATGGCCTTTGCCCCATGCCTTTTTGCAGATATCCACGCAGGCAGGATCCACAACGAAGTGCAGGTGCGGCCGTGTATGTACGTGGATCTGCTGCCTGGGATCCAGGTCGAGATCTGAAGTCACTCCGTAATACCGGAATTCGATTCCAGCTTTTTTGCAAGCTCTGGCACAACGGCGAAGCCACAGCTCCTCTTCATGCCGCGCGGCGATCAGAGCCTCATCCCACGTCTCGTGATCGTCCTCATCATAGTTAGGAGCGATCCGGCTCAAGGTCTCATCAGAGAATGTCAGAAGGATCATATAGCCGCTTGCCTTGGGCCAGTTCGCGTTAAGGGTTCGATTGCAGCGGCGGATCTCATCGGACTCATTCTGCCGCTGCTTGCGGATATCTGATTTCAGTTTTCGGAGAGATCTCGTCGGCTTTTCTCCCGGTACCCAATATTTTGTTTTCTCACCGATGAGCCCTGCCTCTTCGGTTTTGATCACCCAGTATCCCTGCGCCATAGGCTTCTCCTTTCTTCCGCTCCGCAGATCCGGCCCGTCATCCTTCCGATCCGACTGCCGATTCGCTTCATATATAAAATGGTTCTAACTTTAGGCGGTAAACTAGTCCCGATAAGAACGCGTGCGCGCGCGTATATAAATATGTAAGGTGCGGGGAAAACCGCGCGCCGGCGTCCATGATTCAGACCCCTGCTGCGATCCTGCAGCGGAGGTCTCAATGATGGAAGGGCATCCCGCAGGCGGGAGATCCGCCTGCGGATTTTGCTCTAAACGGATAAGCTGATCGACCAGCCTTCCGACCTTGTGATTTTGATTTCACCTTTTGCGCCGATGGCAAGCTTCGCTTTGCAGCTGTCCGCGCATTGGACCGTAGCGGATACGATCTGATCGTCCACCAGCATCTGTGCCAGCCTGCGAAGCAGCTCCAGCGTTCCTTCGGGTTGCTCCTTAAGTCCGTACTTCTCTGTCCCTTCTGCGCCAAATGTGTCCTCAATCGTCTGGTTTGCCTGCAGCAGCCTTTCTTCCCGTCGGCGGATTCGCTTTGCCTCCGGGCAATTACACGTCCGCTCCGCTGCGGCCTCAGGCAATTCGCCCGGCCGCAGTTTGACCGTCACGACCTGTCCGCAATGCGGGCAGGCAGCCACCTGGTCCAACACTTCCTTGTCGATCATTTCTGTCACTCCTGTCTGATTTCCTCATATTCTCCGGCTCGCAGGACGATCCGTTTCCCCGCATGATCTACAATACAGTATGGTCTCTCCCGATACCGTCCCTGCTCAGCCAGATAGATTTCCGCATCGTATTTCGCTCCTTTAGGCGGGCGACACTCCGGAAAAAGGTCTTCTATTTCCTTTATCACCCGAACCCTGCCTCTTACGAATGACGGTTTTTTCTTTTGCCGTCCCGGCTGGTTTGGGGCATCCTTGCGCACTCCCGCGGCATCTCCTTCATCGTGAGACGGCTTGTCCGCATCAGCTTGTCCACGACCTGCCCCGGCTCCTTCAGTCCCTCGGCCATTGCCGCCATGGTCAGATGAAAGTTTGTGTCCTCTGTCACGAGGATCGGTACCAGACGTTTTCTTTTTGCACGATTTTTTCTGCTCATGTTCCATTCTCCTTTCCGTTGTTGGGTCATACACATAATCCCTGCAGCTCGACGGTTTCCGCGGATCCCGGCAGCAAATAAACCGGAAGCAGCATCTGCTGCACTTCTTTGGCACTTCTTCCTGCATCTCTTTCGGCACCGGTACCGGCTCGGCGCCGATGATTGGCTGCAGCCGGAGCAGATGGATGAGGGCCGCGATCGTCGATCTTGCCACCCCGTCCGCATCCGCCATGGCGTCTTCCAGCTTTTTCAGTACCGGTTCGATATCAACGATCCTTGGCATATGTTTCGCACCACCTGTTCCACGCTTCGATCTCCTGCACTGGATCGGAGTGCATTTCCACGAAGGCCGTTGTCCCGCACGCGGGGCATTCTATCGTTTCGTCACCAATCATGAAGTACTCTCCGCATGCATACCCCAGCATCGGGATCGTTCCGCACACGGGACACGGAGAGATCGTCGGCAATATGTTCACTCGTTTCCCTCTCCTTCTGTGATATCTTCAGTGTTGTCCTGTTTGCGCCAGCCGACCGACACCTCACCGCATTCGGTGCAGCGCAGGATCTCAACGGTCACATTCCGCAGCCGCTTTTCCAGCACGAATTTATGCGGTGACAGTTCGTGGATGCCATCGGGTTTGATGGTGATTGATTCGTGATTGATAGGGACCTTTGTGTCCTTGGCAAATGTCACACCGTTTGCGATCAGCATATCCGCAAACAATTTCGCTTGGCAGGATCTATCCGCTGCCTTGAGGTCTTTATCGTAATAGTCGCATTCTTGGGCGCATATCATCGAGCAGCATTTGTTGAAAGCTCCTTGAATCAATTCAATCAGCTTTTCTCTCATTTCGATTCCTTTCTTCGTCCGCTTGCCTCCACACCTTGTGAAGCGCATATGCAACTGGCTTGTGAACCCATTCCAAGTTCTTTGCGATTTCGTATTCTCGGCACAAAAGCCGGATGGCTTTCTCAATCGTCATTGTCTTTCCTTTCTCCGTAGCTACAGAAATCGTCTGGGCTAACCTTGACCGCAACTACCCGCACACAATATGGCGTTGTGCAGTTTCGGTGCGCCCCTTGGTTCTGCGGCTTGTAGTGCTTGCAATCCTTGCAGCGCATCACCTCAACGGCATCCACGGTGGGCATATATGCTATCAAGCCTTGCACCTGTGAAGTTGCCGAATGAAATCCTGTATCATAATCGAGGTTGATGGTAGAAGTATCAACCGCCTTATGAATTGCCTTTACTTGCTTCATCAACTCATTGGCATCAATCAGCCGCTTTTCATTTGCCATCTTCTGTTTCCTCGCAATCATCGTCTGCATTTGCCGCCAATGTTTGCAGCATTGCATCCTGTTGAATAATCCCGGAAACAAGAATTTTGTCTGCCATGGAACAATTCCAGTATCCGGTTTCAATTGTGCTGTCTTTCCCGACGATTGCAACTGCGATGCCAAGTACTGTCGACTGATCTTCAAAAAGCCGTTTTACAAGGCCCTCAAGAAAGCCGGCATACTGGGGAATATCATTCTCCGCCATTCTCCGCCCTCCGCGCCATATACTTGCCGTAACTGATTCCGAGCTTTTTTGCTTCGCTGACACACTCGACCAATCCATGAGTCTGTGCGGCACGGGTCTTCGCACGTTCTCTTATTCGTTTCTCCTCGTCGGTCTGCTGCTTTTTTTCATTCTGCGCCGCCTCGCGGCACCTGATAGAGCAATACTTCTGATGTCGGGTATTTCCGTTGCTCGGCGCAACCGGCCCACCACACCAGGCGCATACCTTTTCGATCATGCCGATGCCTCCTTGGTCCATTTTTGAAGGACCGCCGTGCGGGCCGCGGAAAGCTTCTCCGCAAGAGCCGGATCTGCCTGCTGCACTTTCAGCAGGGTGCCCTCCAGCTTGTTCCACATTTCCTGCACCTGCTGGAAGAGAGAGCCGAAGATCGCCGCGTCAGGGTTTGTCACCGCAAGCCGCTTTTCCGCCGCCTCCCGCTGCTTCTCTGCCTTTTCAGCCCGCTCCGCTGCGTCCGCAGCTTCTGCTTCAGCCTTTTTCAGCTGCGCTTCCAGCGCGGCACGGGTCTTTTCTGCCTCCTGTGCAGCCTTTTCCGCAGCCTCGGCGCGGACTTTTTCCAGCATGGAAGCGGGGATCTGCGGATTCTTCTTCTGCCTGTCCAGTTCTTCTTTGGCCTTTTTCTCGCTTTTTCTCGCTTCATTCAGTTCCCGCTCCATCGCTGCCGCCTTTTTCTTTGCGGCAGCCTCCTCGTCCCGTGCCTTCTTTTCGAGGTCTCTGGCCTCAACAATGACCCGTTGGGCGCCCTCCAGCTGCTTCTGCGCGGACTTTGCCTGATCCTCGGCCTTGGCCTTCGCGGCATTCGCTTCGTCCCGTTCCTTGATGAGGCGATCGATCTCGCGCACGGATTTATTTGCGATATCGTTCTCCTCTGCAAAGGCTTCTCTCTCATTTTCCGGCACAGAAAGTAGGCGTAATGCCTTTGTATACGGCAAATTCCCAAACGTTTGGGATTTTGCCACGGCCCCCAGCAGGGTGATCTGCGCATCGCCGTACTCATCAAAAAGCTTCATAAAGTTCTGTGCGGCAGACTGGGAAATATCAACCTTTTCCCGCAGCCAGTTGCCCCACTCGCCATGGGGCAGCATGCTCTTGGCCTCCGTCAGGCGGCGGCCGATTTCAATGGCGCCATTTAGCGCCACCTGATTGACTTGATTCCGGATCATAATGATCTCGGTCTCAACGGTTTGGATATCCCGAACAGTTGTGATCTCGCTCATGCTGTTTTCCTCCTCTGGTTCTTCATGGCTTCTACTCTCGCTTCAGCCTTCTTCTGCTCATCCCACCACGGCAGCAGGATCTCCCGCTTCCATCGCTCCACGAAAGCCTTGACCTTCTGCGGGATCGTGTGCCGATATTCCTTGTGGACACCATGCCGCTCGTTGCCATAGCCATGCAGCTGCACCTGGTACGGTTTTCCTCCCGTCATGCAAATATCGAGGGTGTAATAGCTTCTCTCCGGACGGCGGTACCGCCTTACAAAGAAAATCGTATCCTTCCCGGAAAGGTGCTGCGAGCAATAGCCGCCGACGCAATGCCGAAGGATCTCTCCTTCCCGAACGAGATCGGAATTTTTTCGCGGGAGACGTATGCATAGTTCCCCGTCCGTCCATTCAAGGGCAGCATACTTTTCCACGATCGCAGCAAACGCCGCGCTGGTATGGTCATCGTTCTTGCATCTGTTCTTTTCAGCCTCCCGCTCATGGGCGGCAAACAGATCTCTCGGCCAGAGAAGCTCCTGCTCTGCATGAAATTCCAGGTTCGCCAGCTGGCGGTAATCATGAAGATGTCTGGACGCCTCTTCCATGCCGAGCCTTCCGCGCGCAGTCTGCTTTTTGAGATAGGAAACCACCTCCCGCAGGCTGTTGTACTCAGCATCTGCCACGATATCCGAAACAAACATCTGCAGATCGTCATTCCCGAGCAGCTGGCGGTATTCCTCAAACTCAGCAGCCGACACATCGCCGATGTACATCCAGTAATCGAAATATGCCTGCATGGTTTCCCAGCGCCAGTTCCACCGCCACCCCTGCTTCGCATCCTCCTTGGACATACAGAGCATCCTGTGCGGCTTCGTTTCATCCCACATGACAAAGGGCAGCTCGATCATGCCGGTGTTCTCGTGGTAGTATCCAAGCTTTGCCATGATCTCGTGGTCAAAATAGCTTTCCACCGTTCTTCCCCAGCCGGCCTTGATGATGTTTTCGATATTCGGCATCATCCGCCAGGTTTTGAGATAAACAACAGGCCAACTGCCGCCCTGCCGGATGTATTCGGCGATACCGGTCTTTTCACCGGTCGAACCGGTAAGATCCGGGATTTTGGGGTACACATAGACGCCGATCTTGTTGTGCATGGCGGCGTCAAAATCATAGTAGAAGGCTTGGCACGGATCCGTGATGTTGCCGGCTCTTCGCCAATTATCCAGATTCGCCTCCGGAAGCTGCCCCCGCTTTGTGTGTGCGAAATTAACGATATTCCCTGGCACCACAGCCACAGCGCTGCGCGGACGGACAGTATCCTCACAGAACCCCCACTCGGTAAACCGGCGGGAGGCCAGCCAAAAAACCAGAACCATAATCCCTTCCACAACTTCCACACTGCAGATTTGGATCTGATAGGTTCTTCCGCTTTTCATTGCCGATCTGCGAACCAGCCGCGCTTCCGTCAAGCACAGCGGGCACAGGACCTGTTCCCGTTCTCCAAATTGAATGATCCGATCATCTCCCGTTTCCGGAACACCGTCATAGAGCTGTCCATCGTCTCCCATGGTAAGCTGGATCCCGCGTTCCTTTCTCTGGGGATTTGAGATATAGCCTGCAAAAAAATCTTCCCCGCAGGCGGTGCAGCTGCATCTTGCGCCCCATCTTCGCCGTGTGTTCTGTCTGTGAGAATCCCAGTCTGACGGCGCCATGGTTTGCAGAAGGTCGGGCTCTATGGTCACAGATTCCCGCGAAAACAGGATCAGCTGACCGCCCAATTCTGTATCGCCACAGGCATCAAAAATCCACCGGCGCAGTTCATCGGAAGGCTTTTGAGGAAGGCGGGCGGCAAGTTCGTCCATCGTCATCCCGCTCACCTCCCGAGAAAATCAAAGATGTCGATGATCCCGTCATTCTTCGGGATATCTGTCTGCGGCACCTCCACGGCTGCTGTATCAGCCGGCCGATCCGGAAGACCGTAAAACGTCCGAAGGATCTCATCTGCTTCCGCAGGCGTCACGCAGCCGACTCTGCCGACCTTGTTTTTCGCAGCCCGCTCCGCGATCTTCTTCTCCGCATTCTCGAGGCTCATTCCCTCGCTCTGCAGATCTTCCAGCAGCATCAAAGCCGAGTCCGGCTCGTGGGCGGCAATCTCCTTCAGCTGTTCTCCGACCATCCATACTGCGTTTCTCGCCTTGGGCTGCTGCTTTCCGATGGCCTCGATGGCCTTTTTCTGAATTTCGGTCATTGATTACGCTCCTTTTCTATGGTAAAATAGGAGCGTGAATGGTCTGTTCCGATGATTCACGCTCCATGGGTATTTGCACGCGGCCACGTGCAAGTACCCATTTTTTATTTTTCTCGGCTGCTCGCAAAAAGCTCTTCTGTCTCCACATCCAACGCCCATGCCAGTTTGCGGATTGTCGCGGTATGGCACCGTCCGACCTTTCCGATCCTCTTGAGGGTCTGAGCGCTCACTCCGCTTCGGACGGAAAGGTCTTCGGCGTTCATCCCCTGTTCTTTCATCAGAAGCTTGAGCTTCCCACCGTCGATCTGCATCAGGCCACCTCCCGGCGTTCTTCCAGCATCCGCGCATGCGCCTCCTTCAGGATCTCATGCATGCGGCATTCCTCTTTGTAGTCTCTGTATACTGCCGCCAGTTCCGCATCGCAGGCTGCTCTCATCTTCTGAAGCTCTTCCTTGTGCGCTTCCTTGATCTTCTCGATTTCCTCGCTATGCAGGTTGGCTACATGGGAAAGCTTCCCTTCCAGCTGCTTGATGCGGTTTTCCATTTCGACTTCCACGATAAGCCGCTTGGTTTCCTCCTTGCTGGCTCTGGCCTCTGCCCGGTTTGCCTTTACATCAGCCTTTGCCATATGGCGTTCCCACTCGGCCTCCCGCTGCTTATGCTGGTCATTGACCACCATATCCCTCACCAGCAGCACGATCGTAAAGATCATCAGCGCCACAAACGACAACGTAATTCCCAGATTCATTTTTTGTAATCCTCCTTGATACATAAACTTTGCAGGTATCCATAAAGCCGAAGCTAAATGTTTCTTCCCATTGGCAGGCGGCTCGCATCAGAGCCTCCAACTTGCTGCCCGCCTCCATTGTGATTTCTCCGTGTTCCTTGTGCTTGATGCAGAATTCGATCTGCAGGCCCAGTTCGTTGCAGAAGGTGACTGTATCCGAAGCAGACGCCTGACGGATGCAAAGCCCGTCGATTCCGCGGGTACCGCCTTGAACGCCCCAGCTCTCCAGTGCCCGCTTGAGCGCCTCCCGCTCATCCGATGCCTGGCAGAGGATCCTGCTGTGCCCGGAAGCCTCAGCCGCAAATACATATTCCGACATTACGCACCCCGTCCTTTCACCGGCGCTCTGCCGATCTGATGCACGGTCATGTCGCGGACCGTCTCGCGCCACTTCACACCCCATGCGGCAGCTGCGCGGTGCGTTGCCGCGTTTTTATCCGGCGCATTCACCCGGAAGGGCTCTCGGCCTTCCATCTCTACGATGTAACGGTATTCCTTTTCCAATATGTTCACCTCCCAACCGCAAGAGCAGGAACCGGTTCGATGCCCGGAATCCGTTCGGGATGCGCTCGGAGAAAGTGTTCCAAAATGATTGCCCACGCCTTGTCGCTCTCTTCTTGCGTGAACATGGTGTCGCAAAGCACCTTTCCGGTTGCTCTGTCAATATCGATCGGCATGGTTCTCTTCCTTTCTGTCCAACTTATCGGACTGCATTGACCGTATGATAGAAAATATTCAGGACGCAGCCAGCAGCCGGTCGATTGTCGTTCCAAAATAATCGGCAACTTTTTTGATATTCTCAACGGAAGGCGAAACCTTTTCCCATCTTCCGATCGTGCCATTCCCTAACCCGACTTCTTTTTCGAGTTTGGAAATGCTGATTCCTCTTCCCTTACAAAGAGCCGATATGTTCTTCACAATCATTTCGACACCCCCTTTTTTCTTTTCTGCACACACGGAAATCCTAAAAACGTGTTGACAAAAATTAGATAATGTTCTAAAGTTAAGTTGTCAGGCATAAATTTAGAACTCAGCTTCCACATTTTTAGGATATTTCCTATGTGCATCCTCATTCTATAGGATTTATCCTAGAATGTCAATAGCAATTTAGGATTTTTTCTATAGAGCAGAAAGGGATACTTATGTTTAACAGCGTGAATTATGTGCGAGAACTCTGTAAGGCACGAAAAATACCCGTCTCTCAACTCGAAAAAGACTGTGGGTTTTCCAACGGATATCTAAATCCCAAGAAGATGAGCCGGCTCCCTTATGAACGAGCTCAGGCTATCGCCACATATCTTGGGGTATCCGTTAATTTGATTCTTACGGGAGAAGAAACAGCGCCTGCCGGTTCCGGCAAGCGCTACGTGAGTGATGATGATATAAAATTCGCCCTGTTCGGCGGAGACGGCGAGATCACCGATGCCATGTATGACGAGGTTCGGAATTTCGCAGCTTTCGTTAAGCAGCGCGAAGCCGGCAAAAAGAAGGACTAGCAATGGATCTGTCAGCACTCTATGATTTTGCGGAACAAAAGAATATAGCGGTGCTGCAGTTTCCTATGCAGGAAAGCGGATCGATGTCCCTTATGTTCGATGACGGTTGCTGTTTCGTAGGCATGGATCCATCCGTTCTGGATGAGAGCATCTGCGAGACAGTTCACCTTGCGCACGAGCTCGGCCACTGTGAAACCGGCAGCTTCTATTCGATCCACACGGCCGTCGATTTTCGGCAGAGGCACGAAAACCGTGCAGATAAATGGGCGATCCATCGCCTCATCCCCGTGGACGCGCTTGACCGTGCCGTTGCTGAGGGATATACAGAGCTTTGGTCTTTGGCCGAGCGGTTTGGCGTAACCGAAGCATTCATGAGAAAGGCAATTTGTCTGTACACCTACGGCAACGTAGCCGCTGAACTCTATTTCTAGCAGGAGGTCATCCCGTGAAGAAAACCATTTCTCTATTTATTTTGCTTGCTTTGTTGTTTGCTCTTTGTTCCTGCTCGGCTGCAAATTCCTCCGGCATTACCTCCTATACTGCCGAAGATGGGTCTACCGTATATGAGTCAGACAACGGAACCCGCTTCCATTGCAAATCTCTTCCGTATGACATTCCGTACAACGATACTGTCGTTACTCTGGAAAGCATTGATTATTATGAGGATTCGGAGGACTACTCTCACAATCTCTATTGTGTTATCACGCTGGATGTCGGCGCTTTGGATGATTCGCAGCTCCACTGGCTTGTCGAAAGCGATCTAAGCATCACCGGCGTTCTTTCCCACGAAAAGAACGGTTACGAAAACTACATAAGGAATACAGATATAACAGAGACCTATGAATTGATTGGTGGCGCACCAAAAGACACTTTTATGTCCTTTAAGCAAACCGCTATCGGTAAGGAAAACAAAATCATCTGCTTATTCACCAGCGACTTCAGCGAAGAAAACCGGTACAGTTTTTCCGGCGCAGAATTTTCTGTCAGCATAGATATTGATCAGGACGAAACTTATGTTTACACATCAGACGACGGCGAAACATCAAATCTCCATAAGTCCTGCCAACTTTATTACCCGTCTGTTGTTCCGGATGAGATAACGGAATTCAGCATGATCAATCGGCAAAGCCGTGCTCTATCCAGCGCGGTTCTTGAGTTGCTGGGAAACCACAAATAAAAAAGCCCCTCCGGCTCGTCAGAACCGAAGGGGGTAGACAACTATATGATTTGGGGATGTGCTTATGATCCACGGCGCTTTTATCCCGCTCCGCTACTCCACAACAAATCAAAAAGAAGATAGCTTGGAGGTCCAGCTGCAGGCCTGCACCAAATGGTGTATGGATAACGATCTTCCTGTGCTTGATATATTCCCTGATGCAGCCGTGTCCGGCATGAAGGATACCCGGCCGCAGTATGAGCGAATGATGGGGCTTTTGAACGCCGGCGGTGCGGACACGGTCGTCGTCTATGATCAGTCCCGTCTCTTCCGCAATATCTCCGCCTGGTTTTCCTTCCGCGATCAGATGGATCGTCTCGGCGTGCGGGTCATATCTGTCACGCAGCCGATGATCGGTGGAGATCTGCGGGATCCTGCCGTGTTCATGGGCGAGGGCACCATGGCGATCTTTAACCATATGTGGGCTCTGCAGACCAGACAGAAGGTCATTGAGAAGATGCGCTTCATGGCCAATAACAGACTGCATACGGGCGGCGTTCCTCCACTCGGATACAAGGTCGCGGAAAACCGTTTGGTAATCTGTGAGGACGAGGCTGCGATCGTGCGGCTCATTTTCCGCCGCTATGCCGATGGTGTGTCTTACCATCAAATCATTGCAGAACTAAATGAACTAGGCCACCGAACAAAATACGGCAAGCCTTTCGGAACAAACAGCCTCCACGATCTTCTCCGGAACGAAAAGTATATCGGCGTTTTGGTATACGGCGCCACACAGCGCAGAGCAGATGGAACGCGAAATATGCACGGAGAAGAACGCTCCGATGCTATCCGGATCGAGGATGGCTGTCCACGTATTGTCGACCAGGAAACATGGGAAAAGGTGCAAAGGAAAATGGATGCCCGGCGCCATCAGAAAGAAGGACGTCCTCCCTCTGTTCGGGATTACCCGCTAAAGGGTAAGGTATTCTGCGGAGAGTGCGGTCATGCCATGACTATACTGACCTCAAAGGGCCGTTATCACTATTATCACTGCAACGAGAGGAAGCGAACCGGGCAGTGTGACTGTCCGCAGATCCGCGCAGACCGTCTTGAGGAAACAATTTCCGAAACCATTCGCAGCAAGCTGCAGGCACCTAGCAATTTCGATTGTCTGATTGACATTCTCAAAAGCATCCGCGCAGAGTTTAGCGGGACCGCCGTCATCAAGCTTCAGCAGTTGATCGATCAGCACAAAGCGATTTCAGAAAAGCTTGAGGCAGGTATGCAGGCAGTCCTTTCCGGCCTTCACAGTCAAACGCTGAATGAAAAGATTCACCTTTTGGAGATCGAAAAGGCAACCGTTGAACACCGCATGAAAGAATTGCGGGCTGAAATGGATTCCGTCTCCCTTTCTGAGTCTGCAATGCGTGATCTGCTCCATCAGATCATCAATGATTGCACAGAAAGTTCCTCGCTGCTCTCCATCGTTGTCAAAGTCCGAGTTTGGAAAGACCGGATCCGGGTTTGGACGCTACTCGATTCGAATTATGACGGAGATCCGGACGATGATCCTGATGAAACACCCCTCGTTTTCCCCGCAGACGAAGTTATACTTAATCCCGGTGACGCATCACCGGCACCATAA